AAAAAGTCCCTCACCTACACTTTGCAGGAGAGGTCCTTGACATCAATGCCCATACCGGTGGCTTTAATATTACTAGCGCCCTCTGTACTGGTTGGGTAGCAGGAATTCAGAGTCCTTGGGACTAAGGAAATTTTTCGAATAACGACAACAAAAAGGTCCCTTCTATGACAGAAGGGATCTTTTGTCTATTTCTAAAAGGAGAGGAGGGGATTTCAGGGCGTTTTTATTCTTATTTTATCCCTATAAAAACCTTATTTTATAGGGAATTTGTTTTTTAGAATAAGATAAAGACAGACAGAAAATTTTCAAAAAACGGGTGTTTGACGGGTGATGACCACCTATTCACAAAAGATTTCTAAAATATCAAAAACCGCCCTAGTTTCCTAGAGTGGTTTTTTTGCAAAATAAAAAAAGCCCCAGCAAACGCTGAGGCTTCGACCACTACTGCCATGATATCCCTACTGCAGTGTGAGGGGAGGTGATATACTCCTTTTCGTTTTTTAGTTTTCGTGGTTCTCTTTATTTAATTATACACCAGTTTGGCCTTGTGTAGCTTGTGCACGGTCTTCAATAGCCTTAACTACTAATGCACTAGCTTCTCCAATAGCTTTAGATACTTCCGCAGCGTCTCTTGATTGGCTATCAAGGAAGCGTTGGAAGTCATTATCTTCAAGCATTAAGTGTTTGGCACCGTTTGATTTCAATTCGTCAACCGTGCTAATGTCACCAATCCCAAAAACGTGACCGTTAACGATTCCAACATATCCTTGATTTCCAGATTTGCTTCGCACTACAAAATTCATATTTTCTTCCTCTTCTTCTCTCTTGTTTAATTCGCTTCCGATAACTACTACATTCTTGTCCAATCCACCAGCTAATCCCGTGCTAGTAAACTGCCACCAGCGAGTATGATCCATATCTGGATATACACCCCAGTAAGGCTCTGAGCGTACCTCATAATCTGGATACGCTGCAATCCATAAGCTATTAGGATATTTAGCAGTGATTTGTTCTACATACACATTAGCCAATGTATACGGCTTGTAACTGTAGTAGATTGGCTCAAAGCCGTTTGCCTTACAAACGTCCATAAATGCCAATACTGCATTAGTATTCGCTTGCTTGTCACCGCTTGCGCCGTCCTCATAATCACATACAAGGTATCTAGCTCGTGATGGTAGGTTGCTAACAAAGTAGTTAGCTTCAGCTTGTGCTGTCCCTACATCTCCACCGAAACGGGCGAAGTGGTAGTAACCAATGCAATTGCTTGTGTTTGTTTGTTGTGCCATAACTGGACTTAGCCAACCGACACCCTCAGACACTTTAATAATAGTGTTGTTGGTTCCAGCCGCTTGACAGATACCTGTGAGGTCTGCTGCTTGATAAGCTGAAACATCGATGAAGTAATCACCTTTATTAAGTCCGCCTGGCTCAATTTCAGAATCATCGAACGGCAATTCAAACCATCCTACCATTTGCTGGGCTGGTGCATTCCAGTCGATATAGCTGAAATTACCAGCGCTATCAAGATTACGAGTAACCTTGCGCACCCATCCACCATTAGACAGGCAATCAGCGTTTCCATCAATATTCTGTTCGATTGTGGTAACCGTTCCGTCTGGGTTCTCTGCGACCACAAAACCGATATGGCCAAATTGGTGATAAGGTAAGCAGTTAGTTACCCAAACACTTCCAACTGGTGGATTGTTAGAGCCGTTAAATCGTGTTACTTTCAGCCCTAGACTTTCTGCCCTACTTAGGCCATCAATGGCGTTTAAGTAGCTGAAATCAAGGTTAAACAAGCCTTGATATTGCAAAACATTGTCAATCAAAGCAACACATTGCCCGCCATAAGGGTTAGTGGGAACGGTCACACGTTGATTCACAAGGCTGTCAAGAGTGTTTAATAGTTGTGCTTTTGTTGTCACGCTTAACACTCCTTTCTATTTTTTATTACTGTTTTGGTTCGTGGTAATTCAATGCTTGTTCGCTGTCAGCAATCCCCTTGGTAGTAGGGTCTGTAACGATACCTAAGATTACCAAAATCACAACGAAGGTGTTGACACCCTCTTGGATATTGTGCGGGATTTCAAGCCCAAATTGTTGTAGCATTAAGAATACTGCTGAGATAAGAGCTACTAGAGTAGCCTTGTTTTGCAATCGTAATTTAAAATTAATCATTTTCTGTTTCCTCCTCTTCTTCCTTGGGTTCTGATGTTAAAATAAATTTCTCTTTATCAATATTTCTTCTAATATACTTATCAAGATATGGAATTTCGACGCCTAGAGACGACAAGTTGGCTAAAATACTAGAGACGTATGCTGCAATCATAGCGAAGATGAAGGTATCTACCACAGCACCAAGGTTCATGAAAACGGCAAATGGATAGAATATTGCAACGAATAAAATCATAGCTGCATGGCTGACAAGGCCCTTGCGAAATTTAGAGCTTGACAACTCATGATAAGCCCAAGCCCTGGACACACCAAGAATGATGTCTGCTGCTATGGTAAGCATTAGTAAAAACACCCAAATGTGTTCATCTATTCCGTATTCGTAGAATTGCTTGACGACATCGAAAATCCCAAAGATTCCATTTGGTTTGTGCATGGATTATGCTCCTGTTGTTGATTCTGCCAAAATTTCATCTTCCACTTTGTAACGCAACTCACGTAGAGCACGCTCATCCGCACGCATATCTTGACGATGTTTTGCGTATAATTCAGCGTTAAGAAGATTTTCTTGAACTGTAGAGACCGCATTGGAATCTACACTGATAAATGTTTGCTTAACAAGGATTGTAGCTCCTTCTTCTTCAACGTTAAATTCTGCATTGATCGTGCGTTGTTTTGTGATTTTAAGTGACATGATATTATTTTCCTTTCTTTATCCTTCTTCAATTGGATATTCATCTTCCGTAATGTAAGTGACTGTCCCTGTGTAGACTGCATTTTCTGAATTTTGGTTTGAAAGATACATGTTTCCATTCTGTTCGAGGTGCCATACTGCGCAGCCTTTATGCCAGTTTGCTACGTTTTTGTTGGCAACCAAGTGCGTTGGGACGCAAGGCTTGAATCCGCTAGGGATTTTCTCGCTTAAGCCCTTGTACTCGCCTTCAGCTACGGGATAGACGTCTCTGATTAAGCTGAGAGTTACTACGTTCGACTGGCGCACAAGGTTCGCTTTCACCCCGTAGCCAATTTGGATTTCTTTTTTTACAGCGGGTTTGTTGGTTTGCACAAACTCAACCCAATCTCCAACTGTATTCTGCGTTAGGGTCCGCTTGAAGAACCTACCTGAACTTGTTGTCAGCGATTGATGAATACCACCCAGGCCCTCTATTACTTCTAGTAAGCCTACTTGCTCTGTAGGTTTAGGTTTGCTGATAGGATAGTTCTTCATCGTACTCATTGCCGAGAAAAAACCAGTGGTTCTATAGTCGTTTAGGTTATCTACCTTGTTATCAATCGCTGCACCGTTCGGTTCTGTAAGCTTGTGGTGTTGGATTAGTTTTGAGCCTGAATAAATCAATCCATCGACATCAAGTGCTCCATTTTCACGATACTTACCAATACCAACGCCTTGTCGGTCATAGGACATGATAATTTTATCGGTCGGCACTGTAGTTTGAAATTCTGAGACTGAAAATCTATCCTCTAATTTTCCTGTGACTACGAACGAAGTATCTGCGGGGTATTCCTTGCCCAAATTTGCGTTAGATGCCTTAAATTCAGAAATGCTTGACCATTCACCGCCAGCCGACCCATTATCTGATACAGCATTGCTCGTTCCAACTTTTGCCGTTGTAAAAGTCAGCTTCATGGCATTTTTTTGAACGCCATTAACGCTTAGTGGCGCTATTTTAGCAAATCTCTTAATGGTTAGTGTATCTGATTTCGAGCCACTTCTGGCAACCTCAAATTTAAGTGTTGGGCTGAAATAGAATAGGAATGTTATTTTAACCTCTTCCCAATCAGACCAAATCCCACGAGAGTCTTGAACTCTCCCTCTCAAGGTCATTTGAGTGTCTTTGTTTACAGCAACCTCACGGAATACCCCACCATTCGTTGAAACGGAATTACTGGCACCAACAATTTCAGCATAGTACCCAGCTATCGTAGCTCCGCTTTTTGCTTGTGCTCCGTTGAAAACGACTTTCACAAGCGACATGATGGACACGAAATGCGTTGGCTCTGGAATTATCCTTTGAGTCGTTGCATTTGTGTCTGTCAAAGTAAATCCAGTGAACGAAGGTTTCATGTTGTTTGTGACAACGCTTGCTGTTAGTGTTGCCGACTGCGTCTGAATCAATTTGCCATCTATATATGTATCAACGTATATAGTACCTCGGCCAGTTGTCGTATCTGGTATGTCGTCGGCAAAATCCGCTGGGATTGTCCACCTAAACGATGTCCCAACATTATCAGCAATTTTACCTTGCTTATTGCCCCAAGCGTAGCGTAGTGTATGCGTGGCACCAGCTATTTTCCTGTCAATAGTAATATCTACTCGATTGCCAATGAATCCCTCTGAAACACTTGCTGAACTTCCCCTTGGAATCGTTGTCAGTGTTATGCCTTGATTGCCGATGTCTAGGTTTCCGGGGCTGTATCCACCCGAGCCATTGAAATGAGCGTGTACGCTGAACACACCAGCTCCATCGTCAGCATGACGAACAGTAATCGTGCGGTCAATCAACTGTATTTCCGAATTTCGATTAAACATCGCTGGACTTCCAGAATAGTCAATTCGTTGACCAAAACCATCAACGTACCCAGAACATTGATAGCTTGCAAACGTCCACCCTTGGTTAAGCAATGCCAATCGAATACGGACATCACTTGTGTTGTTTTGGATATTCTGTCCAACTTGGTCAATCCACAGCCTGATACGATATCCACGGTCATTATTTGACCAAAATTCTACCATGATTAACTACCTCCCACATATCTAATCACGTTCCTGTCAGGATTGATGAAATCCTGTTCTTCTCGATATCGTCCAATCTGGATAGTTTTTGAGAAAATACCATTCTCGATGTGAATCACGCCTTGTGAAATATACATCACTTCGTTACCAGCTGAGAACATTGAAATTCGACCGCTTGGGCTGAATAGCATAGAACTAGAGTTGTCCGCTTTACCGATAACAAGACCTTCGTTTGATGAAGTCATGTAGCTATCGATAAAATTCCACCGTTCTGACATGTCGTTTAAGTTGTTCTCCAGTTTTGCTACACGGCTACTTGCATCCGCAAGATTTTTTTCAGCCTGTGCCCTGTTAGCGTTATTTGCATTCACGAAATCGTGGTAAGCCTTTACCCATTGATTAAGCGTATCAAGCGATGCCTTAGCTTCTAATTCCGATTTCATCACTGAATTAATCTCATTCAGTCGATTTAACTGGCTTTGTGTCAATGCACTATCAGCCTTGCTGGCTAACTGGCTAGCTAAGTCTTTTGGCGATGCTTGCCACGCTCGGTCAGTCGTACCTTCGTAGCAATCAAGCTCTGTGAAAAATAGCAATGACTGACTGCCATCAGTAGTACCAGTGTTATCGATTCGGATGAAACCTTCATCACATTCTCCAGCGTTGAAAGTGAAGTGAAACTTAGAAACGCTACTAGCTGATGGCGAACCGTCAAAGTGTTTGATATTAACTACTTTGCTGAAGGTTTTAGTTTCGTTTGACTTGCGTCCGAGGAAATAGATATCTGTCCCTTTTAGATTACCGCTAGCTAAGATTGAAACGTTAAAAGAATAGTTGACATTTCGTTTCACTGGGAATCTCAGCGTGGCACTAGGCGTTGTCGTTGTTGTTGTTTTCAACAAAAACATCGGTTTCGAACCATTGTAATAAAACGAATGACTAGACACAGAAAGATTAGAGTTAGGTTGGGGTGCTTCCCAATAGCCCCAATTATCCAGATTTTCTGGAAACGATGAATTCTGAATAAGATTTTCACCACCGACTGACACACTGCCAGCTGTGTCAGTCCATGAATAATCAGCTGGGTTAATGCTATCCGCTCTATCGAAGTTGGTGCATACACCCAGATACCGCTTATTGCCGTCTTGCGTCAGACTGAAACCTGTTCGCCCATCGGCACTGTCTGCATAGGCAAAGTGGACGTAAGGCGTTCGCCCGTCCGCTCCAGGTTTACCCGGAATACCGTCACGGCCGTCACTACCTTTCCACTTAGACCAGCGATAGTCTTGTGGATTCCGACTATGCGTAGTATTGAAATCTTGGTACATGCCGATAAAAGCTTTATCAGTATCGGTCTGGCTAAAACCGCTACCGGAGACCGTGTCAGCGTAGGCTATGTGGGTGTACTGGGTTTTACCGTCAGCACCCTTAACACCGGGAATACCTTGGTCACCTTTCGGGCCTTGCAAGCCCATGAGACCTCTGTCACCACGTTCGCCCTTGTCACCTTTAGGACCGGTATCGCCTTTGGTGCCGTTTCTGCCGTCTGAGACATTTAAAAAAGTAACTTCTTCTGAAGCTACTTCTTTGTCATCTACCCATGCGGAAACCGTCAAGGCTGTTGGTTGAGTAATCTCTGACGCTACCACGTCGTAGGTCATACCCACGTATTTAATGGTACCGTCAATTACGAAACGCCAAGTCGCATTAACTGTTTTGTCGCCTTGTTTCAAGACTGGTCTGACAGTAGAGCGACCAACACCGTTTTTAAATGCCGTTCCGTTTGTAGTTGTGATTTCGACACGGTATGGCAAGGCTCTTGCTGCAATTTCATCAATGCGTTGTTGCAAATCAGACGATGGCTTGTTCACAATTTTACGGTAATTAGAAAAAACAACCGAGTTATTCAACGGCATGTCAAAGCTGATTACCATTTCAGTGACACGAGCTTCGAGGGCTAGACCACCCCTAAAATTATTATTGATAATTTTAACAGTATCGCCAAGATTGACATCTTTGTATTTGTCCATAAAACTGGACTGAACATCAACGGTGTAAGTTAATAATGGGTAAGCGTATTGTTTAATGGTACGTAATGCATAGCCTTTTAGTGAGTTTACATCCTTGTATTCAGTTTGGAAATCCTTACGTGTCCAATTATCAGCGTTGTTCGGATTCATCGTTGATGGGTAGCGTTCCCTAGATAGGGGAGCAAACACATAACTACTACCTTTTCGTGAGTAAAACTCTACTTGTCCTAACTCATTCTTTTCCTCAAACTCGACACTCTCAAGATTGATACCGTCCGCACCAGTGAATACACCAGCATTGAACAGTTGGGTCTTATCACTAGCGACTTGAACACCTTTAAGCTCATTCTGATAATGTAGCACCACATCCCCACGAGTTTTACCAATACCATGATGATTATCATCCGGTTGTTGAAAAATGTCGATAATAAAATGCTTGACTGTACCGTCTCTATTCAGTTCGGTTCGGAATGAAAATTCAGCATCGAATTTAGACATTAGACTATGCAATTGTGCAAGTTTCGTCTCTTGTGGCTCAAATTCAAGTTTCCTTGTTTTGTCGGAAATTTCATTAACACCGATTTCAAGGTTGGTGAATCCCAAAATATCAAGATGTTGTAAGTACCACGCTACACTTTGAGCATTATCGCTTTTCAATCCAACGGATTGTTCTTGTGCTAACTCAAGATTGGTATTGTTACAAGTCACTTGGAAGCTAATATCATTCTCAACCAATTGAGACACATAGAAAACGTGATAGGAATTATCATAGTAAAATGACACGAACATATCATCCTTGATATATTTAATATCCTCGTGCAACTTCCCGTTCACAATTTTAGGTATCGTGAAATCAAACGTACTAGTTGAGTATTCAAGGTAAGGATGCCACTGACTGTTGGAATAGGGTAGCATGCCCGGAACGTTGTTATTCAAAGCACAAACCTTACGCATGTCCTTGTCATGAATCCAAATTTGCATTAAATGAAACGCTCCTTCCATGTAATTTCAATAGTCGGGTCAGTCCTTGACCAACTCGATGTGTAGATATCGATTTCTGTATCACCAGTACCAATACTGAACGGTTCGGACAGGTAAGTTAGCTCATTAAGAGCAGGCAGATTGTCGACGTAAGTTTTGCCTTTAGCCATGTCAACTTCGAGAATAGAACCCTTACGGAAACGGTTAGGGATATCTTCTTCCTTGTTCACGTAATCTTTTCGATAAACAAAACTATCCAGATACAAGTGTGTGATCAACGGCCAGTCTTTGATACCAAAAATACCGATATGGATTTTAGCTGACTTTTTACCTTTAATCTCTGGTACGGTGAACTTAGGATAAGAGCCTTGCCAGTGAAATTGAAGGACATCGTCAAAACGTTGGACATCCGACCAGCCGTGTGGTTCGTTGAATGGATTTGCTGTTGAAACGTGTGTCCCATAGAAGTGTTTTCTATCGAGGATTTTATAACCACCTTTGCCATCTCCTGCTAGGAAATTATAATGGCAGTCAAAACCGTTAGTGTGCTTGTAAGTCTCTACGCCATAGAGAAACACACCGTTTGCATCCGTTACAGAAATTTTCATGAATCCAAACTGATTTGCAGCACCTAGCCACAAGATTTGTCTCCACCAAAAATATTCATAGGTAGCCCCTTTCTGACCATTGCTGTCCGCTGGGATCTCCCATGTAATTGAGCTACCTCGTAGGTATTTATCCCCGCCACCAGTGCTTGTCAAGGCAATGTGCGGCCTACCCCATGTATTATCAATAGCAAGTGTGCCGTTGAGTGAGTGGCTATCATCATTGAATCGCCCTTGGTTTTTAGCACCAACCGCAAAACCGTTAGTAATCCAGTTATTTGAAACATAGTCGAACAGAATTTCAGATTGCTTGACTGTCCGAGTGTCCACCTCGTTAGGATTGCCAATCTCGTAGCTTTCGCTAGAGCTTTTCACAATCCCAACCCAGCCGTTATCTGAGTTAAATTTCAGCTTAATATCTGGGTAGGTTTCAGCCGTACCGAAATTTTTCAGTGTAGCCTTGTAGTGTCCAGTAGAGACCTTCTTAATACTTCCGTATTTCGTTTCACCATCGCTACTTACTAGGGCTTGTGCCTTGTTCTCACCGTAGCTTTTAGGCACATCGAACGTAACCGTTACTGTTGCGGTGATTGGTGCGGTGTTCTTATCAACTGCTAACGATGCTTGACCAGACGGGATAGCTTCCCAGACCTTATTAGGTTCATCTCCGAAAATCAATGGTTTCGGTTTATCTACGTTCAGATAACCACCAAGCGTTTCAGCGATGGTATTGAAGTAGTCGTAATTACCGATTAGGGTAAACGATACTTGAATCTGCTTGATTGACAAGGTGCTATATAGGAATTGCTGACCGTAGCGCCTACGCCCTTGGTCTTGATAGTTGTTGTTGAAATTTGATGCCACGTTTTTAGTGACATCTACTGGAACGGCACGCCCTTGACCTTCGTTGAATAATTCAGTTAAGTTTTTACCGTCAAAAATGACTGACATTCCTATCAAATAATGTTCCCTCCTAGAAACGCTTGTCTGCGTTTGTAATCGTTTGTTGCTTCTGTCATAAAGGGCGCTAACCCATTTGACACGCTTCTACCATCAATGACGTTTCTAATCTCGATTGGGTTAGAACCGTTGGTTACTAATTGACCTAGCAAACCAATCATGACATCCAGTTTTTCTTCAAGAACAGAAACACGTCCATGGTCTTGTGTGCTATCGTGATTGCCTTGTGGGGCATCCCCAGCAAAACGGGCCACTGCTTCAGTAAGTAATTGCCACGCTCTACCACGTTTAGCGATATCTGTCGGGATTACATACTCCGGCATGTCACCCTCAGCTAACTCATAAACACCGTTTTTGTGGACTAGCCCACCGTTAGCGTAGCCGTAAGCTGCGACACGGTTAAAGGCGGCGTCTGTTGTCCCATAACGATGCTTGATGTAGTTAATTGCAGCAAGCAAGTTATCATATCCGTTACGGATATTATCGTGACCGGGGTGCTTGTATGCATTAAATGTTGGTCCGATAGTTTGCATCAAACCAATTGACGGCGTACCAGCTCTGGCGTTGCTATCCCAGTTATTTTGAACATTTGGGTTCCCACCAGATTCACGCTGAATGGTTGCCAAAATTTTAGACACACGGAAGTCATTTGGTTCAATACCATTAGCCTTCAACGCTCTAACTACAGACTCACGCCAACGAGAAACACCAGTTCCTTGCGGCCCATCTTCACCACCACCCGGAGGGCTGAGCAACGGACCAAGGGTTTTCTTAATCCATTCGAACATGCCACCAACTTGTCGTTTAATCAAAGTTTGAAGTGGATTGTTTCGGTCTTTCAAAGGTTTGCTATCGTCACCACCGCTACTTCCACTATCTCGAACACCGAAATCAAGGAAGGTAGCAGCGTTTGAAATATGCCGTCCAGCGTATTGGTGGTACTGACCGTTCCCGCCGTAGTTGTATTCTTCACCGTCATAAGTGTCGCCATGAACAGCTGTTACAAAGTCAACGTGGTTACTTGAAATAGGTCCACCAGTATAGACGGCTACTGTACCCGGTTTTGGTCTATTTAAGTGTGGTACGCTCGCAGAAATCCACTGATTACCATTTCCAAGGTGGCTAAATAGACTAGGTTTAACACCAAGGTTTGCCAAACGACTGGCAACGAATGATACACACTCACGGAAGTAATAACCCCAAGGGTCAGCTCCAGCGTCTTTTGCCTTATCTTTAAAACGATAGTCATCACCTTTGGCACCCATTGCCACTGTACCCTCATCCATCGAAGCATTAGCCATAGACCAAAGCTCTTTCCACCAGTTTTTGGACTCTTCGATAGGTTTCTTAAAGAGTGCATTACCGAGTGGATTGAACACGCCCGCTAACTTATCAGCATTAGGACTGAATTTCTTAGCTAACGTTCCAACTGGGTCTTTAACGGCATCACCGACAAATTCAATCATCTTCATGAATTTATCGACACCGCTTTTCATAGTGTCCCAGACCGAACCCGCTACGTTGGTAGCAGTATCCCAGATTTTAGACCAGAAACCAGTCCCTTTTGCAAAGGCTCCACGTTCAACACCCATGAGCATAGCCAATTCACTTGCATTGATAACTTCCGAACCAGCTGGCAAGAGGTATTCAACGTTTCTACCTTGTGGCAAGAATGACTTGCCATTAGGTAGAATTACCATTTCTTGGTTGTTAGTTTCCGGACTATCATAGCCATCATTTAGCGTAGCAAGCGTAGGTTTGGTGATTGGGTTTCGGTATGAGCTAAACATACCAGTACCACCGGCAAACTTAACTTTAGGGATTTTAGAAATCGCTTCTTTGCTACCGCCAAAATCAGAAATAAGTTTATTGATACCATCGATACCGGCATTTGGGAGAGCAATCACGGCATTGATACCATCGCCAGCAAGGCGTTTCATGCCATCCCACATCTCGCCAAAGCCTTTTTTAATGTTGTCCCACGTATTTTTGAAAAAGTTAGCGATATTGGTCAATGCGTCGGTAATTAGCTTGGTAATGTTGACGCCGAATTTCTCTTGCGTTAAAGCACCGATTTCATCCCATTTTTTCGATAGAAATTTTTTAGAATTCTCCCAACCATCGAACCAATTCTTATTGATACCTTTGTGGTGTTTATCGATATCCTTACCGAGGGCAGTCATGGCTTCCGTAGCATTCCCCTTGATACCTTCCCACGTTTTAGATGCGAATTTTTTAACGTTGTTCCACTTGTCAGACCAGTCTTTCTTGAGGCTAGCCATGTGTTTTGCAACGCCTTTCGCCATGCCTTTGACATGGTCCACTGTACCGTCGACAAATTTCTTGAATTTCTTGTTGTGCTTGTACATCAGCTCAAAACCAGCGACTACTGGGTTAGAGATTACAAGCAATTTTTTAGCGGTGTTAGCGAAGGCTTTGATACCTTTTTCACCGCCAGTGAAGTATGTTTTGGTTTTTTCAAAACCTTTCTTGGTGCTCTTGGTCATCGAGTCCATCGCACCCGTCCAAGTTTTTTTCATGCCATCCCACGTCTTACCGAGCCACTTACCAGCGTTGGAAAAACCGTCTTTGATATTTTTAACAATACCGTCAACGAATTTCTTGAATTTTTTATTGTGCTTATAGATCAGAGCAAAAGCCCCAGCCATAGGATTGGCAATAAATAAAAGGACTTGTTTCCAGTCCTTTTTAAAGAAATCAATGATCTTACCAAAGATTTGTTTAGTGACTTTGAAGATTTTACCGAAAGCCTTTTTAGCAGCATTAAACATGCCGTCCACAAAGGCTTTGAATTTCTTGTTATGCTTATAAAGCAATACCAAGGCAGTTACCGCAGCGACCACCGCTACCGCAATCAAGCCGATAGGATTAGAAGCCATTGCTGTGTTCAATGCCCATTGTACTCCCGTCGCAACTTTTTGAGCAGCAGTCATAGCTATCGTGGATTCTTTCATTACTTTAATAGCTTTTGCAACTTTCATCACTCCTGAAGCTACTTTAGAGCCTACAAAGTAAGCAGCAAACAAAGAACCGACTGTTTTAATAGCCGTCTTGTGTTCGGCAATGCCACCTAAAGCCTTGGAAAGTGATGTGACTGGGGCCTTAGCTTTTTTCCCGTTCCCGGCCATGAGATTGAAAGCACCAGCGACACCTTTAATCATGTCGATGGCAGTTTCCCACACACCACCAGCAAAGTCTTTACCAATGCTGAGCAGTGGTCCTATGCTGTCTTTAGTTTCCTTGAAGAAAGCTACAATTTTAGGGGCGTTGTTAGCAATGCGTTTGCTTAGATTGTCGACAAACTTATTGAGACCGTCCATTAAGCCGTTAAGCTTGTCTGTACCATTACCAAGGTTAAACACCTTAGAAAAGGCATCCATGATAGTCCCTAGACCTTTAGAAACATGCTCCCCAAGTTCTTTGAACTTCCCTTCAGTGTTAGGGTCTGCAACCCAATTACCAATCTGTTGTAAAAATGGGTTTTTCATTTTATCGATTGGGTCACGAAACGCTGCGACTACCGCTGGCATACGAGATTGGATAGTTCTTTCAAGACCACCAATGGTAGTAGAGAAGTTAGCAGTAGCATCCTTGTACTTGTCTTGCAACTCAAACAAGGCTTTTTGTGCCATTTCAGCGGTAATCTTACCATCGCTTTGCAACTTGGCATATTGCTCTTGGGTCATGTTAGCAATGCCCAATTCTTGCCCAGCAACTTCTTTCAACTGATTCTTCATCTCTGGAAAAACATTGATGATAGACATCATGTCTTGCCCTTGAACCTTACCATTTGCGATCATTTGAGCCCACTGAGTAGCGAAATTCTCAACGGCTGCATCGGTCTGACCAAACGCATCCTGCAATGTCAAGATGGCTTGTGTTTGTTGCTTGGTCAACTCGGTGTTGTGGGTTACGGCATAGAATTTTTGGTTCATACCGTCAACCATTTCAGTCGAGTTAGCCGCTGCTTGTGCCATTTGATTGGTCATATCGACCATTTTCTTACCTTCTTCAGCATTACCTGTTAAGGTTAACCAAGTGGCGTTCATGGTTTGTTGATACTTGACGTATTCGGCACTTGATTGTGCGATTTCGTCAAATTTACCCTTGATAGCTCCCAATGCGCTTTGGAAACCGTTGCTGATCAAGTTAGCTGCAAACGTAGCCCCAAAGATACCCTTTAAGCGTGAAGTTTTATGTTCAGTCTCGTTGACCTCGTTTCCGAGTCGTTTAAAGCTATCTTTCAAGCGTCCAATGAGTGAGCTAGACCTTTGGCTTTGCTCAATTTCACCATTCAACTTATCGGCAGCATTGCGAGTATGTGCAAGACTTGTGGCAGTTTCATCCAAACGTTGCTTTTGTTTGCGATACTCACCGCTTGTTCTTCCGGACTGTTTAGCGACACGCTCAAGCATTTCTTTCTGGGTCTCATACTGCTTGTTTAAGTTAGTAATAGAACCCTTGTATTGCTTGAGTTGCTCTTGTCTGGCTTCGTCTTCCTTGCCTTCAGCCTTCAAGCGTCTAACGTAGGTTTCTGAAGCTTCATTTTGTGCCTTGTACTCTTTTTGCAGTTCAGCAAGTCCAGACTTTTGATATTCCAAACTATTTTTAGCTTGACGTTGTTGATTTTCCAACGATGCCAAACGTGTGGTAGCTTGGTCAATCTGTTGTTGATACTTAAGGTACTGTTCAGCTGTTTCAGCAGTAGTCCCTTTAAGTTGAGACTGTTCTTGTTTCAGTTTCTCAATCTTATGTTGTTGATTTTGGATAGCATTACCCAAGCCATCGTACTTAGCTTGTGCTGCCCCTAAGTAGTCACCAGCGCTACGCATTTGGCTCTCTTGTGCCTTCCATGCGTTCGTAGAGCTATTGACTAACTGAGTTAGTCGTTTAATCGAGTTGGCCGCTTGTAACGTATCCAAGGCAATTTCAGTGGACATGGTAGCTTGTACTTTTGCCATGTATTATTTTCCTCCTTTCCTTAAAAATTAGAGTAAAGATGTTGGGTCAACCATTCTATCTTCTTCCTCTTTGGCATTTAAGATTTTCATCAGCTCGTAATAATCAGTGTCATAATACTGATCTAGTGTCCACCCAAAACCTTGGATTGATTTCTTAGCAATGATTTTCAAATCTTCAATGCGATTTTCTAAATCAAAAATCTGTTCACCTTTAGACTTTATTCTTTTGGGTCAGTTTCACCAGTAGCGGTTTCAAGTTGCTCGTCCGTCAACCCGTACATGTAGCCCACCAATTTTTCAGCAATCTCTTGTGTACGTTCATTGTCCAAATCAAGCAATTTGTCGTAGTCTTCATCATCCAAGTTGAGAATGGCACGGATAAAGCCGAGCATTTCTTTGAGGATAGTAAAGCTTGCTTGTGCTTGCTCTTGTGTATCACCTTCTTCGACAGTGTCGCTGATTTTAAGCACAGCAAGTTGATACTCGTGCATACGCAAGACATTGCGGTTGCTTGTTGTCACCTTGAAGGCTTTTTTGCTGATTTCTGGGATTTGAATAGTTCTGATTTCCATTTATCTTTGCTCCTTTTTAACAAAAATAGAGGTCAGGCCATGAGCCCGACCTCTTGCGAATTATTGAGGGGATACGCCAGCCCCTGTAAGTGCATATCCACCAAACACTTCTTTGTACATATTCGTTTTATCGAAAGTTGACGAACCAGAGAAGTATTTCTTGAATGGTTCACCGTTAAATGAGATAGCTGACAATGCGTTAAATGTCATGTTATCGTCATGACGCGTTTGAGCGGTATCTGTGTCGGTTGCAACGTTTTGAGCAGATTCTTGCATTATTCCGTTCGCAAAACCAAAGAATACTGAGTGTTTGCGGTCGAGTGTTTCAGATTCAATCAATACTGCTGTATGTGGTTTTTCACCATCCATCACATAGCCACCTTTGCCGTCAGGACGGAATCCAAGTAGTTTTTGCTTGATATCGAAATCAAGGTTGTTGAAGTCAAACGCTACTGTTGGTGAGCCTGGCGCAACCATAACGTCTTGTGTTTGGTTGTTCCCAGGAACCTTAGTAGCTTGTCCTTCCAAGTTAGAAATGTTAGCGGTACGAGTACCAAGCATGCTTGAATCAACTTCAATCACGCCATCGGTTGAAAGGCCATCGTTGCCTTTAATGAGTTTTTGGGTTTTAGAGTCAACCAAAGCAAGGCGGACCATTTTCAAACCTACAATTGCCATATAGTAATATCTCCTTTGTTAAATTAGTCTGTCGAGGGCAACAAAAAAGACCGCCGTAATCTGTAACGTATCGGGGTCTATGCTATGCTCTCTCATATCTGTTATTGAGTAGTGTTCCGATTTTAGAAACTTCAATAGTTCCTTTTCAAAGGCTTCAATATCGAAATCGATATCAGCCTTGTAGAAAATCTGGACTTCTACTCTATCTGTTTTGCTGAAAAAGGTATTGTTTCCGCTTAAGTCAAGGGATGGATTGCTTTCAGTGAGCAAAACGATTGTCTTATCGGTATTTTCTTCGAGTTCTTTCGGCAAGTTGTTTGCGTATACTTCGCTTATTTCACCAAATTCTTTGCCGTCAATCAACTCTTTTAGTTTTACGGTTGCTAACACTTAATCACTGTCCTCCTTTCTTGCGAATGAGTTTTTCATATTCCACTTTTTCTGCTAATAGCACCTTCTTTTGAACCGTGCTATCGTTTTGGACATTGGTAACGAAATGATCAGCACGGTATTTTTTAGTGCCGTCATTTAGTCTTCTAGCATTTTGGGCGTGGTAATTATTTTTCCAGCCTACGGTTGCCACACCGTTCTTTCTGCCGTCCGCATTAGTGGATTGGACAGATAAACCGTCAGCCATGTGCCCATACTTCAAATCTTTCTTATTTGAGTAGTGTTTCTCACGAGTCACTTCTTCCAACTCTTTTTGAAACACTTTCGCACCAGCGGTAGTGATTTTTGCTTGTTCCGCTGGTGTGATATCGCCAATACTGGCTACCGTTTCAAGCCAGCTCTCTAGTGCCTCATCAAGCCCTACCATAGCCATCACCCAACTTTCTTGTGTTTTCTCAAAGTCAGAAAGTCGTAGCGATTTAGCCCAAAGTTTTCGTTTGGACTAACGCGCACGATATCATACTGAGTGCCATTTAGGACGGCCACTTGACCTTCAACCACTTTCGCATTATGGCGAATAATAATCACTCGTGTATCGCTTTCACCATTTTGCTGAGCTAAATACTCTTGATTGAGTGTGCGAGTGTGTGGCTTATAGTGCAATGTAAATTGTTTGACGAACTTTGGAACACTGACACCCGTGAATTTATTGGGCGTGCTTTGATAAGTGCCAAAATCAGCCTTGAAACGAAAGTCTGAGGGTAAATATCTAACTTTAGGCATTAGTCACCTCTTTCTTCGCTATACGTTGCGTATAAGCCCCTTAATTGCCCGATTATGCTATTTAATGTGAGATTGACAGGATAAGTCACCGTGTCTGTTAAAGCCACTCTATAGGTGAAATATGAGCTTGTGAGGGCTATTACAGCCGTGTCATATAGAGATTCTACACTCTCAAGGTCATAGAACTTCTTATCGCTACCGACTGCATTGATGATGTACTGTTGAGCCGATTCAATGTAAGCTGGAATGAGTGCAGTGTCGTCTGTCTCATCCAGATTAAGAGTCTGCATGATGGTTTCCTTAGATACACTCATTGCTTACCTCCTAAATTAAGCTCCGGCAGTAAGATTAGCTTTTTGGTCAGCAATCGCTTTAAACGATGCTGGCACAAACGCTTCTTCATCTGTTTTAACAACGTCGAAACGGTCAATCACACGTACTTTAGTAGTGTCGGTTTCGAACGCACCACCACCAATGTTTGTAGAAAGTAGTGCCAAGTGTTGACGGTCAAACAATGTTACCGCTTGCTTCAAGTCACCAAAGTACAATGGCATAGCTCCAGCTGCACCATTAGCAAGCCAACGGTCAGAAACTTCCTTAACTGCAAAACCGTCGATTGAGTATCCAGTTGGTGATTTCACATCACGTTCCATGAGGTAGTCACCCATAGCGTTCTTAACTTTCTTAAGGGCAGTGAACCCTGAAGTGTTAGTCAAGAAGAATGATGTTTGTTTGATTGCTGGGTCAACTTTAGCCTCAAGGTCAATGATGTCATCCCACTTAGCCAACGTTGGTTTAGTTGGAAGTGTTGCGATAACATCCAAGATGGCTTTGTTACGAGTTACAACGACTTTCTTAGCAATCCAGCCAGACAACCAAGCAAGGATGTTTTCAGCAGAATCAGCAAGCAAGCTGTTTGTTACCGTTGAAATGCCAGCATAGCGTTTGATAGCGTACTTGATAAGTGACAATTTAGGGTTATCATTAGCACCGATTTGTCCAGCTTCATCATCAATCATAGAAAGGCCAGTGATTTCAGCCCATTTCTCGTACACACGAGAACCAGTAAGAGTAGTTACATTTTCAACGTTAACATACTCTTGCAATGAATCGTATTGACGAACCAATGTATTAATAGCTGTACGAATATCTTGTGGGATAGTCAAGCCAGCGTCAGCACCAGTTCCGTCTGTTTTAGAATCAAGCAAGTTTTGGTAATGACCACGGACAAGGTTTTTAAAGTCTTTAACAAAGTTTGCTTTAACCTCTTCTTCGTTTTCAGTCAAAGGTTTCTTGTCTTCTTCAGTCATGTTAGCTACTTCGCTAGCACGGGCTTCAGTGTACTGTTCTTTGAACAGGTCACGTTTCATTTTAGCAGTGTCACGTTCGTTTTTGATGGCTTGCAATTCTTCAGCGGTAACTGAATCATCAAGCATAGCTACGTTAAGTTTTTCATTAAGATTTTCGACCTTGTCGCCTTGTGCAACCCAAAGGTCATGCAATTCGTTTGATGTTTTCATCAATCATCTTCCTTTCATTTTTCAAGTAAAATAGCCAATTTCTGCTCACGCAAAGTATCGGTCTTAGGTGTGGCAATCATATTCTTAAATTTAGTGATTGCTGACTTGCTTGGTAGTTGATGTACGGCATTAGTAACCATGATTTCTTCTTCATCGTTATCGAAGAACATGATCTCATCCGCAAAGCCTTTATCAACGGCAGTTTTAGCATTAAGCCATGTTTCTTTAGCCATGAGATCTAGCAATTCTGGTTGTTTAAGACCAGTCTTCATCTCGTAAGCCAAAGCAATGGATTCATCAATGCTATTAAGCACCGCTGATTGATGCTCTAAGTCGTCACTGTTCCCGACGATGCCAGTGGATGCCTTGTGAATCATGATATGTGCTGTCGGGCTGATACGCACGGTATCGCCAGCCATAGAAATGACACTCGCAGCACTAGCCGCAAGCCCTTGCACGTTAACCACTATACGTTTACCACTTGCTTTTAGCATTGTATAGATTTCGCTAGCTGCAAACACATCACCACCATTTGAAGCAATATTAAGCGTGATTTCTTTGTCTTCGTCGTTTTCAATAGCATCTTGCACCATTTTTGGATAAGTGCTAGACATTCCAAACCATTCATAGAACGAGCCAACATCATCACTTACAATATCGCCTTTGATGTCAATCTTGCCCATTTATCTCACCTCCTTTCAGTGTGGTATGGTTAGGATTTTCACCCTTTGGCAACTCTTTAGGCAAAATCTCAGCTTGTTGCAAAATATACAAGCCTTGATTTTGTGCGAGCGTACCAGTTTTAACCATGCTATTGACACGGCTGATATAGTTAGCACCAGTCGGGTCAACCGCTGGGAAAATATCCGCATCCACATCGCATGAAAGTTTTTGAGACAACTCACTAAGGAATGGTCTTAAATAGCGTGCGACTGCTTTAGAGTACACATTAGAACTCATTTCTAGTGATGATTGTTGGTCACCTTGTCCACCGACGACGTTTTCTGGGATACCGTAGACCTTGGCAAATTGTCCGGTCGTCCAGTCTGCTTGCTTCAGTAGTTGGGCCACGTTGGATTTGATCTCAAGAGGTGTAAAATCCTCTAAATCATCCAGTACCAACGGACCACCTTGCATTTGCTTCATCGCTTGTCGTGAACGTGAAACCTTGGTTTTGAAATCGAGCAAACCACCGCCCTTGATTTTCAAGATACCATTGGCGTTTAGGGCGTTCTTAAGGGAATTGAGCGTTAGCCTATCACTAGCCTTTTGAATATTCAGTTCTCGACCAAGGGCCATCAACGGACTTACGCTTGTTAGCCCACCATCCACAGAAAGCAGTCTAAAGTGTAAGACATCGCTTTGTGGTACGTGTTGTTTAGGCGGTATGCGTGGGTCATCAAATGTGATGTTGTAATAAAGCCCGTTCTGATTGTCTAATCGGTTGAAAGAAACTTGAGATGGCCTTAAATACTCCCACTTCATATCACGGCCATTATCATTTCGCCAACGGTACGCAAAAGCTTCACCACCCAGCAACATTTGAGCAAAGATGGACTGGTAAAAGTTAAAGCGATTAGCATTGTTCGATGGGTTATCTACGATACCTTGCAACTGTTTTCGACTAATTGTTAGCTTAGCGGTTGCAAGGTCATTAGATAGCTGACTGATAATAGAGAATAGGTCCGAGTTTTTAAGAGCAGTTTCGGCTGAAACCCACTCACTACCGTTTAAAGTAGCTAAAAACTCTGGATCTGTGATATCAAAAAAGCCCCCTTGATTGCTCGGTGGGCTTTCGGTTGCTAAATTAAATATCGGCAATTATTATCACCTCCTTTCTAGCCTTTCTTTACGGCTAGCTCACTAATTAAACCTGCTAATACGAATGTAATGGTCATACTAACACCAAACCATACATATCCGAGGTTGTAAGTCGTTAAATTAAGCGAAATTGCAGCTAAAATAAACATCAAAATGTCAAAAATAGCCCAAATTGCCTTAAAAAACTTCAAAATCATGTATTAATACTCCTCTAGTAGCCCACTATCTGGGTTTTTTAACCAGTTTAGGACATCTTCTTGGCTCATGTGTTCGACCTTCCATGTTGGATTGTTGGTAATAGCGTAGTCTTCAAACGCATACATACCATCATAGAACGCATCAATAAGAGCATCCACAACGTCGATTTTATAGGTCGATTTCATTTTATCAACTTGAATCCCGATGTTATCTTCTTTAATTACCGCATTTATCAAGGCTTTACGCATGATCTCGTCATCCAAACGGGTGATATTACCTTCGATAAAGAGTGTTTGAAGGAATTTTGTCGGGTCTTTCAGTTCGCTTGTCCGTTGCCTAATTGGCATAAGTGGAAAGCTCGTGTTAGATTCCAAAGCTTTGATAATCTTAGACACCATCATGGCATCATAGCCAAAGAAAACTACATCAAGCTGATTATCTTCTACATATTCACAAAACCAACGGTAAACTTCCTCTGGATTGATAAGGCCTTGTGGGTGGCTGGTAATCGTACAATAACCCTTGGTTTCCAAGTCTCGATAGTTAACGCCATCTTGTTCCATCTTAGCTTCTAACGAGCCAGCTTGTTGCCAGGGGATGAAACTGTGTTGTTCGATGTGCCATTTCTGACTGCCATTTTCAGCAACGTAGGGGTAGACGAAACCAATAGCCGTATTATCACTGAACATGGACGCATCAAGCCCAACATAGACACGTTTGCCTTTGATGTCAAATTCATCAACGACTGCATTTTCGATATCTGTTAAATCAAGAAAGCTATTGCTATCGGCTAGCAACCAACAATTCATGTTTTTTACTTGAAAGTCAGCCAGTTTCCCCATGAGTAATTTTTTATCACGTTCGGAAAGCAACCCTTTCATCAAGCCATCCTTTAGTTTCGGGTGGTTAAGTAGTGGGTTACTCTTTGCCCACGTTTCTGGTTTAAAAACTTCTTCCAGATTATCTTGCGACCAGATTAGACATAGCTGGTCATCACCAGACCTGTCAAAGTCACGTTCCATGATCTCAATCAGCTTTTTCTGCTCTTGATGGAACGGAACATCGGGCGTTTGGTAAGATGTTGAAATCTCAATAAAGCGTGAACCCTCGGTGTTAACTTGTCCGGATGTGATTTTAGAAATACCTTCATCCGTTCTAAGCTCACCGACCTCATCCGAAATGGCGGTTTTAAAGTGCTTACCGTCAAATTTACCAGATTCAAACGAGATAGTGTGAATGGTATTAGCATCCACAAGTGACTTAATTTCTCGTGAATATAATTGAAGTTGTGTTTCTTCTGCCAATGACTTAAACGGCTCGTTCTCAATGATTCTAGCCATCATAGACTTAACATAAGTAAATAGCTTCATCGTCTGGTCAAAGTTTAGCGAACTAACCAGAAAGTCTTGGTTACTTTGTCCGATAATCTCAATCAGATAAGAGAAATTAAGGCAAATACCAGCTATCATTGTTTTACCTTGTGAACGAGCAATCGAGATAATGATATTTGAAAACCTCGGTACATCGTCTAAATCGAACCATGCGAACAGTTGGGCAAAGATAAAATACTGCCAATCCATAGGTTCTAACTTTTGGCTGAGATCATCAACGTTAGGGACTAAAGACAAGAATTTCAAAAAACGGTTAAACGATTCAATTGAGTAAACATAAGGGAAATCTTCATCCCCTTGTCGTTGCAAGTCTCGGAGGTGTCTAAAACATGCTAACTGGATATTGTAACCGGCGACAATATTGCCATCTAGCACATTGAAACAGTATTGCGTGCCATAGTCAGTGTAAGTTTTTCGCTCATAAGAAAAATCGATGCTATTATAAGCACCGATTACATCTTTCGACTTAGTTAAATCAATCTCTTGCATGTTTCACCTCCTCTATTTAAAGAATGCCGCCATCTTATCCTTCATAGACGTATTGTCAGCCTGACTTCCAGCTATTTCAGCTAATTCAGCCCTTCCTTTAGGTGTTAGACCTAGCTGAATACCTATTTTATTAAGGGTTTCAGTGGCATCTTTCATCGTAGCAACTGCTGGGTTTTTCTTAAATCCCATAGACTGCTCGCCTAGAATATCGCCACTCCCTTGTGCTTGAATAACTTTCTTAATCTCAGTTTGGATACCGTTTTTTTTGACATCCTCATAGGCTCTCTTGTAAATCTCGTAGTTAGTACAGTAGGTTTCCACAAGGAATGTGTCAATACGTTCGACCTTTTCTGTATCTTCTAAAAACGGAACGATTTTACGCCAAGTCTCTCTAGCCACCGTCCCTAAGTAGTTCGGAGGGTCCGTGGGTAAACGCCCCGAATTTTGTTTGAAGTATGGATTTTTGACCACATCGCACCATCCTTTCTATTTTCGATTATGACACCGCTTAAAAACCCTCAAAATTGGCGTGCGATGTAAGAAAACACCTTGTGGCGGCTCTCCTTGGCACGAGAAGGGGGCGGGGTCAATTTTAAATCGTCTCGATGGTTTATTATACCACCCTTATTCTAAAATCGTGCTATGGGCTTATTAGAGGGGTTTAACGACGTCCTCTTTTTTGCGGGCTATTAAATCTGCCCACGCAGTCACGGAAAGTCGTAGCTCGGTGTTCTGTTTCGTTCTATTTTGACCAGTACCATATATTTCTTGTTCCAAGGTACGTTTCGTGTTATCGCAGCTTCTACACGTTGCTACCACGTTTGAAATTTCAGTCCTAAGTTCTGGAGCTATTTCAACGGGTGTAATGTGGTCGCCTATACGAGCGTCTGGTGTGGTCACACCCAAGGCAAGACAGTACTGACATAGATAGTTGTCACGTTCTAAAGCTATCTTACGAATAGAAGACCAAGTCTTCGAGCGATAGAATGCGTAGCGTTCCTTGCTCTCATCATCTCGGTTCCTTACTCGTGTGTTGTATCTTGTGCGTGAGTATCTCTGTCTCTCCTCAGTGTATGCTGCTTCCATACTGCTATGTATACTACAGTAGTGTAATGGTCTCTCTGTTAGAGCATGGCATCCATCTGCCTTGCATCGTCTGACCATCGGCATGGGTATACCTCCTCTCAATCAGATAAAGCAAAAGAAGAACACTACTGTGTCCTTCTGATTCGATAATACTATACTACCATGACTAGAGTATGATGCACTATAGATTGGTGTAAATCAATGCAGATTAGTCCAAATACTTCTCAGCTTGTCTTAGCTTCACATAGTAGGTAGCTTTACTAAAGCCCATACGGTCACATATCTGCCAGATATCCAGCTGGTCTATATATACCATCTGGAGTAGGGATCGTGCATCTATATCCCCCACCTCTGCGATTTGCCGGCGGAAGTCTAGTTTCTGTTTGATAGCCTCGGCAGTGAAACGTTCCACTTCCTCACGAGCCGTCATAAGTTCTACATAGATATCATCCTTGCCCTTACGTTTACCACCTTGTACCATATCTGTTTGCATAGCACCAGCCGTTATTTTAAGGGCTTGTGATTCTAAACGTTTAATCTGTTCTATCTGACTGTCAATGTACCTGTCTAATGCCTTTATCTTTTGCAGCCGTTCCACTGTTCTCATAAATACGTTTCCTTTATGGTATAATGATATTAATAAATTCGTAGAAGTCCTGGGCATTAGTCTGGGCCTTTTTTGTTTACAAGAATAAAGAAGGATTAGGCTACCACCTCCCATGCATTAGATTTAGCCTTGCCACCAGCAACTCAAGGCTAGGGTAACAAAAATAAAAAAGGTTCCTCGATTCTAATTGTTTATTTAACTGGTAATGACTTATAGCGGATTCGAACCGCTACAAGCCCATAGCAAGCGCTGTATATAGCGCACGCTTAACGCTAGCCTTATCACGCCCTAAATTCCCTTTGGTACGATATTCAAGAGTGATACGGTCAACCTCACTGTCTAGGCTCTCTGGCCATTCGTAGCGGTTAAATACATACTTAGCTATCTCACTGAATAACTCTCTGGATAGCAATCCTTCCAGCTGTATTACCTTGCGAGGTGTCAAATTAACATGCTCTACATAGAGTGCATTGATAGCACTGTAGATGTTCTTAGCTTCTCTCTTCGAGCAGCCCTTAATTTCCATGATATGTGCCACGATACTGTTTGGATAAGTAGCTCTTAACGCTTCTACTTCCTTGCGATAACGTTGAAATAGTTCCTCGGTAAGCCCTGCATTCGTCTTATCAACGGCTTGGCGACCTGTGCCACACTTGCCAGAATAGTTCTCAGACAGATAAACTTGCAAGTCATTTGTCAAACTCGCTGAGATGAACTCTCGCATATCGTTTAAAGTTGCGGGCGACAGTCTCGAGCGTTCTTTAACCACGTTATCAAAACGCTGAGAATACTTCCTAGCTTGATGTCGGTCGCACTCTTTTACCTCTTGAATGTGCTTGGTAAGCGTTCTATTATGCTCCGCTTTCAGCCCGTTAAATTCGTCCACAAGCCGTTGAAACAGCTCTTTGGGCAGTCCAGCGTTGGGGTAATTACTAGACACCGTCAAGTAACTCACCGTCCTCCCATATATTCCCGATGATTTCTCTTGAATTAGCTATGCTGCATAATCGTTCAAAATTATTGTATCTAAGCAAACTATTCGTCCACATTCCTAAGTCAATATTGAATTTGACTACACCGTTCAACAGTCCGTCTTTTGTTCCAAGAATATCCCCCTCGAAGATTTCTTTGCCGTTCTTGTCGATTAGTCCAGTTGATTGCATGAGGATAATATTTTCATCTCTCGGATGCAGTTCTATTTCTTGATTTCTATTTCTATAAATCTCTGCCATCCCGTTCATGGATTTTGTTTCTTTATCCCACGCTCTAAAATTTGGTATCATCTCAAATCCTCCTTAAATAAATAAACTAGCTAACCAAATTAAAAATGCACATGTAATGATTTTTGAAATGCTGCTTTTTACAACGTATGAGTAATCCTCTTCAGATTCTTTTTTGCTGGATAACACAGGCCAGATGAAAGATAGTAGTGCATCCATCCCTAATGCTTGCCATACTGTAATTTTGCCAACTGGAACAATTGTTGTGATAATTTCATTCCAGCCATACTGAACCACAAATGGCGATACAACGATTACGAATACCGCTCCTAAAATAATTCCTAATTTTTTCATTTTCCAACTCCTCTCAAATAACTAGGAATATCATCCCCAACATTTACTTGGTCGTACTGTTCCTTGCTCACTAGGAACTTGCCATACGCTCCACAATCAAGCGTATAGAGTTTCCCTACCATTGATTTTCCAGTTACCTTGCCGTGTAATTCAACGGCATTATCAGCCCTGTGGATAAGTACCATCTCAATAGGTCGGTTGACTACCCAGACCGCTGTAGCAATATTAATCGCCAGCGATAGCACTAGCAGAATCGTCGCTACTATTAGCTGATTCTCTCGTTTTGATTTTAATAAAGTTGTCATCAATCATTACTCCTTCCCTGTCTTTGATGTCGTTATAAGCGATTGTGAGGCACTCCTCGACGTCGTAACCTAGCTGCAAGCATAAAACTACTAGCGTTACGATAGAATCGCCTATAGCGTCTTTTAGCGACCATTCTGGGTCAGCGAAATCGTGCGGTTTTAGAAACACGTCTCTAATCTCGCCTACTTCTTCCGTAACCTTCATCCATTCGATTTTAGGATTGCCTTTGTCTAGTCCATGACTAATAGCCCACTCGTTGATTTTATCGACGAGGTCTGGAATACCATTATATAAATGTCCGTCAACACGTTTCTTCATTTTTTATCACCTCGAAAAATTTGCTTGTAAAAGTACACTCCTGACACTAAGATTAT